GTCTTGAGTATTTTTGTTCGCTACAAATTTAGATAAGGGGGGTAACTAAACATTTAGTTTGAAATAACATGGATTTTCTAAGTAAAAAAGGGCTTTTGATCTTCAAAGAGATTGAGACCCACTGCAAAAAGAAGCTGAATATGTACGACGTTGATAAGTTCGAGATGGCTATGCTGGCGAACTCGTTCGACCTCTATGCGGAGTCGGCGAAAGCGTGTAATGAGAAGGGTATTAGTATGAGCTTCACCAATGACAAAGGGGGAATTTACGAACAGATCCGACCAGAGTACACGGTGATGAAGAACGAGTACGGTAACATCCTGAAGCACTCAGGTAAGTTCGGATTAAACCCTGGGGATAGGGATAAGATCTTCAAAGGACTGAAGGACGAGAAGAAGAAAAAAGGCTTTGATTTGGACGGTAAAATGAAAGCGGCATAAATGATTAGTACACTAATTAAAAAACCGCTTAAATGACGCGTTTACTCGGCAAAACACTTTTTGAATGAGCGCCGCTGAATCCTACGCCCATTGGGTACTAGACCCTTCCAACTCGGACCGAACAGGGCAGTACATTAAACTAGCCGCCAAAAGATTTCTATCAGATTTAAGCCGTGATGACATCTACTTCGATGAAGATGAGGCAAACCGGATTTGTAATTTCGGGGAGCGGTATTGCTGTTTATGGGAGGACAAGTGGCGTGGAGTTCCGCTAGTGTTGGAACCGTGGCAGAAGTTTGCGCTGCAGCAAATGGATGGCTGGTTGTGGACTAAAAGCAAGCTGAGGCGGTTTACAAAGGCATACATTCAGATAGCCAAGAAGAACGCGAAGACGACATTAGGCGGAGGAGTTAAAGCTAACTTTCACCTTCTGGCAGACAAAAGGATTAAGACACCAAAGATATTCGTTGGGGCCAATAACGAAGAGCAGGCAAAACTTTGTGTGAACATCACAGGCAAAGTTATTGAGCAATCCCCGAAACTTTATGAGCTTGTAGAGGACGAAACTATAAGGCTGTTCCGGTATAAGGAGAACATTATAAACATCGTCCACGAAGAAAGGGATGGATTTATAAAAGCACTCTCGAAGGAAACAGGAGACAGAACCTCGAAGACTGCAGGCGGAAAGCACGGTATTAACCCTAGTTTAGGAATCATTGACGAGTACGGTATGTCTCAGGATGACAATCTTATGACTACGATTCAATCCGCTCAGGCCGGACGTGAGGAACCTTTTATACTTGTCATTACGACTGCAGGTTACTATTTACCAGGCCCATGTTTTCAGAAGTTAAGGAAAACCGGAATAGGAATTCTTGAAGGCACGCTGATTGACGATACCTACCTACCTTTGATTTACGAGATCGATCCTCCTGCAGGCGGTGAAATTACCGTGGACTGGCTTTTAGATAACGAGCAAGTATGGGAGCAAGCTAATCCAAATGTAGACGTTTCTGTATTTCGTACCTTCTTACGGAACGAACTGATAGCTGCTAAGAACGAGGGCGGGAGTAAGGAGGTGTCAGTCATGACGCTGAACTTTAACCGGTGGATGGAAGCTGCAGAAGTATTCATTCCTGCAGACGTATGGAACAAGAATGCCCACGGGCTAGAGTTGGATTCCATAGAATGTTACGGCGGTTTGGAAGTGGCTCCTTCTGGCGAGCTTACGGCCCTAGCTTTACTTTTCCCAGGTGAAGTTAACCGAATCAAAATGACCTGGATGATCTCAGAGGAGGCTTTAAAGACTAACGACTTCTACCGGGAACAGAAAGACTTAATTAAGGTAGACCCAGGTAACGTACTAGATAACGAAGTAGCTTTAGGTTGGATCTTAGAAGAGTTCCAAAAAGTTAATTTGCATTCGTTCTGCTTCCCGAAAACGCAGGAAAACAACTCAATAGTACAAGGGCTGATTAAGTACGGCTACCAGGGGAATCCGATCAGTCAGGGAGTGTCAGCTATTGCGGCGCCTACGGACCAATGGGAAAAGCTACTGAGGAGCGGAAAGATTGAACACTTCAATGACCCGATATTAAAATACCAGAACTCCAATTGCCTGGCTATACGGAAGGAACAAGGAACCCGGATTGAGAAGAACGGCAAAGTTTTGGGAATTTACGCTTGCATAAATGCGGTAGCGCAACAGATGACAGTAGCGGCAGAGGGTACAGGGGAACTAGGAATATTATACTTATGAAGCCCATAGTCATCATTTGCACACACAACCGCCTCGAAATAACGAGCTACAATATTAAATCTTTACTTAGTCAGTCGGTTAAACCTCAGATAATCCTTGTAGTTTCCAATTTAGAGGAGAAGTTTTACTATGTAAGGAAGTTTCCTGAAGTCATAGTACTTGTTTTCCCTAACGTACCACTAGGGGCGAAGTGGCAACATGGCGCGGATGCAGCCTTTAAGATGCAAGCAAACCCGTTAATAATACTAGGTTCTGACGACATTTTAGGTGATGGATATATAGAACGTGTGTGCTATTTGGTAGGCTCCGGACGGGAGTTTATAGGGTTGTATCACTGGTATATCCACTACAAGACTAAAGCCTTTCACTGTGAGTACTTAGCGAAACAGTGCCTTGGCGGCGGTCGGGCGTATTCTTACAAACTTCTCAAAGAGTTAGATGGAAAGGTTTTCGAAACGAGGTTAAACCGTCACCTGGATGACTACGCCATAAAGAAACTTAAAGAAATAAACATTACTTGCTACGCAGATCAGCAGTTACAACTCCACGCCATCAAAGGCGACTGGCCAGTTTTAAATCCTTTCAATCCAACACACGCAAACATAAAAATTCTAGGAACCTATGACTCCATCTCAATACTACCAAGCTTATATCTCTGACGACGCTATCTCACCTTTGAGCGTTCAGCTTTTATCTCAAATAGTTAACGAGAATCCTTTGCACGTTTTGGACTTCGGCAGCGGAACGGGGAAGCACTGTAATTTTTTAAATAAAAAAGGCATCGTGACGTTAGCAATAGATATAAGCATGATGAACGTAATTAAATCACACACAAAATATGATCTTCCTTTTGTTGCTTGCACGAATGAAAGCTATCTGGGACACCTGTGCGGCATTGACGTCGTTACGACTTGTTCGGTATTGGATCACATTGAAGATATTACTAGGATTATAGACCAGTTCAAAAGAATCTGTAATAAGTCTATAATCATAGCAGAGACCCAGGACGTAGTCGGCGAACTTTACTACGCTCATGATTATGAGTCTTACGGGTTTAAGTACACGGGGCACAATTGGTTAAGCAATCCACCGAACGGTGATGGCTGCCGTTATAAAATTTGGAAATGGGTTAAAGGGGAAAATGAGACAATTAAAAATGGAGACGACTTAGCAAAATGTGCCGGCACGCGGGTATAGTAAGCAAAAAACCAGTTGGTGACATAGTCATACGCATGGCTGAGCACCAAACTAACGGAGGACCGGACCATACCGGGTTCTATAGTGACGACAATATAACGATGTCACACAATAGGCTTTCTATTATAGATCTTTCTGCCAATGGAAACCAACCGATGCATACAGATAGATGGACTTTGTCGTTCACTGGAGAGATTTACAACTATCAGCATCTTAAAACTAAAATCTCACCCAGAGCGTGGAAGTCCTACAACGATACAGAGGTACTTTTATTCTACATCGACGAAAAAGGGCTAGCCCAGGCGTTGCAAGATGCTGAAGGAATGTTTTCAATTGCCCTGTATGACAAGATTTATAAGAAGCTTTACTTGGCGGTAGACCCTTTCGGAATTAAACCGATGTTTTGGTATAAGAGCGGAGAGACGTTCGTTTACGCTTCTTCACCGGCTGCGATCACCTACATAAAAAGCAAATGGGAGTTCGACAACAACGCCTTGATTGATATGCTGACTTTAGGAGGTACTAAGTCGCCTTTGTTTTCAGGGATCAACAGACTTAACGGTGGGGAGATTCTGACGTATGATATGAAGGACAACATAAGCATTAAAACCTGGTATGAACCTAAAACTCACCAATGCACCGAAGAGGATTTAATACAAGCGGTAAAATACTCAATTCAGACTACGAAAATATCTGATGTTTCCAGTTTTATCTTTCTTTCTGGCGGGATTGATTCTACTGTGGTAGCTTCGCAGTGCCAGTACATGAGCGCGGTACATTTGAAGTCACCTGAAGAAAGTTACGCTAAACAAGCGGCAGAAAAATACTACAATCAATTGCATTTTGTAGAACCTAAGAACTACTCAGCGGAAGAGTGTTTAAAAGACTACGCTTTACAATCGGGAGACTGTTCGATGTCGGCCATACAACCTTATATCGTTAGTCGGGAGGTGTGTAAATTCGGAAAAGTTGCCATAAGTGCGAACGGAGCGGACGAATTAATGTTTGGATATTCACGGATGGCTGAAGATGTCAGCTTAGAACAATATCAACATATTTTCAGAACTGGGTTGCCTCATTCGTGGGGCGATTACCTGAGTTATAAGACTACACGCAATTTAGAACTACAGTCATACGTGCAATTTGATTTAAACAAAACTTTAGATTTCGCTTCAATGGCACATAGCCTAGAGGTTAGAGTGCCTTACTTGAATAAGATAGTCGTGGAAATGGCTTTAAGTATCCCCCGCGCGCAACACGTAAACGGCTACGGTAATAAATCTATTTTAAAGAAGTTTTTGGAAAAGGAAGGATTTAGTAAAGAGTTTTTAACCAGACCCAAATTAGGCTTCTCACTTTACACAGAACCGGCAGACTACGCGCACCTAAAAGTCTTAGGTATTAGATTGCTCCGGGATGAGTTCAATATTAAGACGCATTTCTATTCACAGAGAGACGCCAGGTACTTCGAAGCAAGCGCAGCAGCTTTTTGGGCATGGCATCAAGTATGGAAAGAAATATTATAAATAGTTCTTGCATGGTTGTGTAACATTGTGTACAATTGTGCATGAAAGTGCATCAAACGTTTCGGATTGACCCAGAACTTCTAAAAAAGGTCAAAAAACAAGCTAAGAAGGAGAATCGTAAGCCGTGCAATCTGTACGAGACTGCTATTATTAAATATATTTATGATGAAATGCGCAAATCCTAAATGCGGAAAGGAGTTTGATCGTACAACCGGAAGGCAGCGGAGGAAAATATACTGTTCGGATAAGTGTAGAGATGTTGAAAAGGCATGCAGGTACAGAATACGGAATCCTGAAAAACTAAAACAAACAATTCATACCTATAAGGAAAAGATTAAACTAAAAAATCAGTTCCAGCTTATCGGTAAATGCGCCAACTGTGGCAACGAATTCCTTCGAAAAAGGAAGGATAAGAAATATTGTTCAAGTAAGTGCAATAGTAGTTTAAACTATTATAAATATCGGGATAAGTACAGTGAGAGGGTATCAGAAAAAGCGAAACGCAAACGCGCATTAAAAGCAAAACCTAAATCGTCACCAATATACAAGTGGTGTTCATTCTGCAATGAGGAGCACATTAAAACATCAAAAAACTTTTACATTGTTATTTCAAAAAGAGGATTTCCGGCGTTTCAATGTAAAAAGCAAAGCTCTCATAGAGCTAAATTATTTGACCATAATAAAAGAAAGGTTATATCCGCAAGATGGAAAAAAAAGGATGTTCTTACTTTAGGTGATTGCTATGTAAAGGAAAAAATACAACAGCAAATAAGAATTCCACGGGAATTAATTCCAGATAAACTAGTTGAACTTAAAAGAACTCATATAAAACTAAAGCGTAAAATTTATGGAAAAGAACGAACCAACACCACGAATTCAGTCCGCACAGGCTCTTAACGACAAGCTATGGGATGTCATAGCAGGGCTAGAAAATAAGTCATTGCGCGTATCTGAGGCAAAGGAAATAACAAATGCGGCTGGTAAAATTATTCAGATAGCCCTAGCGCAACTCCAGGCCAATACAATGGGGGCATCTATTCAAGTTGATTTATTGGATATTCCAGAGGGAACCATTCAGATGCGTAATGCAACACAAAAGAAACTTAACGCGATGTGACATGATATGATTCGATTAGTCATCACATGATTGCATTAGACAAGACAAGATTTTCATGACAAAAGAACAATTTGAAAAAGCTGAGCAGCTACACAAAGAACTCAAGCAATTAAACGCGGCAAGGAGATTCATTAATGATAATGGGCTTCTTCGTAATACTACTTCTATGTTAGGGCTACTTTATGATAAAAAGTGGATTGACTCTGATAAAAGAATATCTGCAATGGTTGTCAAGGAAATGGACGCCCGACTAGCTGAAATTGACAAAGAAATCGGAATGCTTTAAATGAAATTTAGTGAATCAGAACGCCTCGCGTACGCGCGTAATAGCCAATGGGCAAAGGCTGAAATTATCATTGCAAGTGAAGACACATGGATTCATAGTACTGCAATCATTGGTAAGGATGGATTTGGTTTCGTCCGAGATGAGAACAACGAACTAGTAACCATGCAACACGTAGGTGGTGTCATCATAGAAGGAAAAGTTTGCATAGGTGCGCATACTTGTATTGATCGAGCGGTAAACGGGTATACAGTCATAGGATACGGCACCCGTATAGACAACCTAGTTCACGTTGGGCATGGGGCTCATGTTGGGAAACATTGCCTTATCGTGGCCGGCGCTGTCTTAGGTGGTTCGTGTGAAATTGGGGATTATTCATACATCGGAATGGGCGCACTCATTAAAAACAAAATCAAAGTAGGCAAAAATGTAACGGTAGGCATGGGCGCAGTCGTGACGAAGGACATTCCAGACGGCGAAACATGGATAGGTAACCCTGCCTGTAAAATGGATAAGAAACCACCACCTCCACCACCCGCAGGAATGCCAGACATACAAAGAAGATCATGAAATATCTATTTATAGGCGCCCACACTGACGATGTTGAACTTTCCTGCGGAGGTACTATTGCAAAATTACTTGAAGAAAATCATGATGTTACCCATTTGGCTCTCTCGTATTGTCGTAGTTTGGATTTAATGAGAGAGTTTGACGAAGCTAACGAGGTATTAGGCATAGATAGGTATGTTCACGCCTTTACGTGTAGAGAGTTCGTAAAAGAACAGACTGAGATTGGTAACCTATTGCACGGACTAAATACGAGCTTTGATTTCGTGTTCACCCACTCAGTTAATGACCGCCACAGTGACCATAAAGTAGTAGCTGAACAAAGTTTGCGTGTATTAAATTACAATCTGATTACATACCTGGGCGCGTGGAATGGTCAGCAGAACGAGAACCATTTTGTAGAGATCTCACAACAACAACTAGATAAAAAGATTGAAGCATTAGCTTGCTATGAGTCCCAGTCTTACAGGCCTTACATGTCTCCTGAATTCATACGCGCGCAAGCTATTTTTAACGGAATAAAGTGCAATAAACGTTTTGCGGAGGCTTTTCGTATAGAAAGATTGATAAATTAGGAATAATTTTTGATTATTTTTACGATGTGTACCCAACACGCCACGGGTGCAGGTAAAAAAACCATTGAGGCCAGCAATTGCGTCTAGAAAGCTGGCCTCTACTTATTTTTAGCCGCTCTTCCGTTTTTTCTTTAATCTAAAACTGTCGTATGAATTGAAAGCCGTGAATTTATGCTCTCGTTCGAATTTTTCGGTAGCTCTATCGTAGGCGTCTTCGTTGCGTCTGACTGCTTTTAATTCTCGCGTGAAATAATCATCAAATGCTTCGACGATTGTTCTTTTTGCCATTAAAAAATTCCTGGTTTATCAAAAATAGTGAGTTTTGTTCAAAACGTCATCGCAATACGTGTAAAAAATTCCTCATTTGCGGTCAATGGCAGTACTCCGGGACTTCATTGACAAATATGTTTGGCCGTTGGAAAAGCGTTACCCTATTACGGGAGACGCCGCCGGGTGGCATCAGTATCTCAACGACATAGCTACTTCAGCCTATCCTAAAGGCACTCCTATTTGGGGATCAGACGACTACGCTATACGAATAGCGACAGTTTTTATCTGTGTCCTAGTCCGTGGCGAGTCTTTGAAGTCACTTCCGGCTAGCGTTAAGCAAGTCACAGCAGAGGGGTCAAAGGTAGCCTACAATCATCCAGTACATTACTTAATTCACGACAGACCTAATCCGTTTCAGACGGCGGGTGACTTCTGGGAGTCGGTGTCAGCACGGATAGACCTGGAAGGAAACTGTTTTGCTATTATAACTTATTCAGGAAGATTTCAACCCACCAGAATAGATTTAACCGACCAAGGAGCCGAGGTAGAGGTTTTAAAAACCGCTTCCGGCCAGGCTTACTACAGGTACAACGGGAGAGATTATAAGGATTACGAAGTCCTACACTTCAAAGATATGTCTTTGGATGGCTACTACGGAGTTTCGAAGATAAAATACAACTGTGAGACTATGGGCTATGCCAGGAAGTTAAAAGACTACGGATCTAACGCCATAGGAACAAAACCTCCCGGATACTTCACTACCCAATCACCTTTTAGCACGATAAAAACACAGGAAGAAAGCCTAACCAAGGGTTGGAGTGAAAACATCGCTGCGGGGCGCACACCTTTCCTCCCTTTAGGACTTGAGTACAAGAATTTACAGATTAATCCGGGTGACGCGCAATATCTGGAAGCTATTGGGGCGACCAAAGAAGACATATATGGGATTTTCAGAGTTCCACCCACACTAGCGCAAAACTATCTACGGGCGACGTTCGCCAACGCAGAACAGCAGGATCTAGTCTTTATAAAATACACGATGCTTCCTATGGTTCTGAACATTGAGCAGGAATGCAACGCGAAACTGTTTTCAGAAGCCAATAAAACTTCGGCCACACCTTACTACGTGAAGTTTAACGTCAATGCCTTCATGCGCGGCGACTTCACATCCAGAACTCAGGGGTATAGAACACTTTGGGAACGCGGTTTAATCACCGGGAACATGGTGGCTGACCTGGAAGACTGGGATCACTTCGAAGGTGGAGAGAGAAGGTTTATTCCTATGAATATGATGCCACTGGACAAAGTGGATGAGTTCTTAGATAAACTTAACGAGCCCAAACAGACCAACGTAGCGGATTCAGGCGGCAACAATCAGGACAGAAGCATGAAAGTAAAGATGGAAGACCTTATAACGTCTTTAAAAAAGCACAATCTAAACGGTTATGAACACTGATTATATTAAAAACATCGACGAAGCCGAACGGCGGATGGTCTCGGAGCCTGTAGAGGTTCGGGAAGAGGGCGACAAGAAATTCTTTGAGGGTTATGCCTTTAAGTTTGGCGCACTAGCTGACTTGGGGGAGTTCACGGAAGAAATCGCAATAGGGGCAGCGGACGAAGTGATGCAGGACGACGTCCGTGGACTGTTTAACCACGAGGCTAATCTGGTTTTGGGCCGGACTAAAGCCGGGACCATGCGAATGGCGGTGGATGGAATCGGACTAAAGTACATGATTGACTTTAACCCAAAAGACACCGACCACACCAACTTAATGGAAAAAGTTAAGCGTGGCGATGTGTCCCAAAGTTCTTTTGCCTTCCGGGTGAAGGACGACAAATGGGAAGTCAGGAACGGGAAAGACCACCGGACTATTATAAAATTTAAAAGACTTATCGATGTGTCTCCAGTCACTTATGCGGCCTATCCAGACGCAACAGTGGCAGCAAGGGCACACGCTAAAATAGTAAACAATAAAAAGGACTTGGCTGAAATGGATCAACAGATCATGAAGCAAGAATTAAACTAAAACAGCAATGAACAGATTAAAACATCTTAAAGAACAACGCGCTGCCAAGGAAGCAAGAATGAAAGCTATCATGGATCTGTGCGCAACCGAAAACCGAAACCGTAAAACAGAAGAAAAAACGGAATGGGACACTCTCAAAAGCGAAGTAGACGCCATGCGCGATGAAATTTCAGCTTTGGAAGAACAGGAAGCAATCGACGCACGTACTGCAAAACCTGTAGTAGAAAAATCAGAAGTCAGAGTAGAAGTTCAACGTGAAGACAATGCCCCTTCAATTCGTAGCCAGGTAAAGGACTGGATGGCCAGAAATAAAGAAGGCATCGACGTTGCCGTAAGAACGGGAGACTTCAGAGGCTTAACGCCTATTGAACTTCGTGTGCCAGACAACCCAATGACGGTTACTTCGGTAAACTCTGGATCGTCTGCATACCTTCCTAACTCAGGAGGCATTCAGGGTGGCGTAATTGACTTGGTGACTCGGAATCAGCCTACATTCTGGAGCCTATTACCGAAGGGTAGCACAGATTTAAACCCGTACGTTTGGGCTTACAAATACAACAAAGAAGGATCTGCGGATTTCATCGGTGAAGGTGTTTTAAAACCTATCGCTTCGTTCGAAATCAGAACTGAGACTTCAGTAGCTAAAAAAGTAGCTGAACGTATGCGCGTATCACGCGAGCTTTTGAAGGACGTTAAAGGCATGACTTCAATGATCGAAAACGAACTTCGTTACGAGGTTTTAAAACACGCCAACGATGCGGTATTGACTGCTACAACGTCAAGCACTGACCCAGCCGGTATTACTACCATCGCCTCAGCGTTCACCTTAACAGGACTCGAAGTTACTAGTCCGAACAACTACGACGCTATACGCGCGGCATTAGCTCAGTTAGGATCACTGAATTTCACTAGCAACATCGTTGCTTTTGTAAATCCGGTTGACGCAGCCCAGATGGACATGGACAAAGGCACAGACGGCCATTACGCTATGCCTCCTTTCTACACGGCAGGCGGTCAGCAAGTATCTGGAGTACGTGTTGTAGCAGACAACAACATCGCGGTAGGGAATCTTTTGATCGGATCAATGGATACTTACAAGATCCTCATGGTAGAACAGTTTAGAATTGAGTGGGGCCTGGATTCTGACGACTTCTCCAAGAACTTAATGACTGTCATTGGTGAGATGAGATTTCATCAGTTCTTTCCTACCAACTACACGGGGTCATGGATTTACGATTCATTTGTAGACATAAAAGCAGCAATCTATACAACTTAATTTATGACTGAAAAAACAAACACGGTTAAAAGGTACATCCCAAAACAGGGAACCTTCGACATTGCCAAGAGAGTAAAGGCGACTTCGACAGAAACTCATCCATTCAGAAAACCGGGTGAGACTATGAACATTTCACCAGTGCTTTTCGAGCACTTTAAGCTGAACGGCTGGGCCAAGTGAAAGTCAGGATATTAGAGGATGGGCCAACAATAAAGAAGGGTTTAGTAGACCTGATTCCTGAGTTGGCCCTGAAACTAATAGCTCAGGGAATCGCAGTTCGGGTAAAAGAGGACACAACTGATAAAGAAGCTAAAGATGTATTGTCACAGGCACGCAGTAGAGATCAGGAGCCAGATAGTAACGCCAAATAGTGCGCTAGTTGTTTCACTTGCGGACTTTAAACAGTTCATAAAGTGGGCGGATAGTGACAATTCGGAGGATACTACGATGACCACCTGCCTTAAATCTGCGACCTTCCAAGCTGAAGCCTTTACACGGAGGACTATTTCATCAGCGCCGTGGATTACCTACTTGCCCTACTTTTCCAATGTGTTCTTAGACGTCTTCCCTGTCACTGCGATAGTGGTTAAGTACGACGACGTCAACGGGGACGAACAAACACTGTCATCTTCGGAATACACGCTAATTACCAGGGGTGAGTACTATACTGAGATTCGTTTCGACGGCACTATGCCAAGTTTGGAAAGTGGCAACTACGAACCTGTTAGAATCACTTACACGGCGGGGTACTCGACACTTCCGGAAGGGATGAAGCTAGGGATCATGCAACTGGCGGCGAGTTATTTCGAGAATAGACAGAACGAAGTCGCTGGGAGTATGGAAATGATTTCTTTCAACTCTTTACACACGCTGTACCCTTATAAGTTGATGTGATGAGGCTACTAATCTTTCTAGCAGTTTGGAAGCGTCCCGAGATAACGGAAATCTGTTTCATGGGCATTAAAAGACTTCAGAAAGTTCCAGGGTTTCAAGTTGAGGCACTGGCGGTCATTTCTGAGGAGTCTATGATACCATTATGCGATAAGTACGGGGTTGATTGGGTAATGACGGCGAATTCGCCACTAGGAGCGAAGAAGAACTTTGGAGCAAAGGAAGCCTTGAAGCATGATTTCGATTACATGATTGAAATCGGTTCGGATGACTTATTAAAAAGCGAAGCTCTGCAAGTTTACAAATGGGATGCCCCTGTAATTGGATTGATGGACTTCGCTATAATAAATACCAGTAACGGAGGATGTAAAAAGGTATCATCTAGTATTTCAAAATTCGGAGCCGGGAGGGCAATTAAAAGGAGCGTTCTAGAATCTACAAAACTTTGGGTTGATCGCAAAGAATATGGATTAGATAATTGCTCTACAATGATGCTAGCTAAAAAGGGGATAATGGCTCACGGAATAAGGTGTGAGAACCCTTTAGCTGTGGCCTTAAAGAGTGATGTCAATTTGTGGTCTTATAGGTCGATACCAGGTCGAAAGTATTCTTTAGTGGATGCTCTTAATGGACTGAGCGAAGAAGAAATTAATGCTATAAAAAGATGCTACAGACCAGAATTAATATCGGTAGGCTCGACCGTAGGATAGTCATTCAAGAACTGACTAATACTTCTGACGAGTATAACCAACCGGTAAGCAGTTGGGCAACTTTTACAACCGTTTGGGCTGAAGTTAAAGACGGCGGAGTAAGTGAAGGATTCCAAGCTGATCAATTGACGGCTACAAGGATGACAACATTTGTCACCCGATACATGACTGGACTAACTGAGTTGATGCGAATACTTTACGGTGGTAAGGTTTACAACATTCGGGGGATAAGAAGCCCAGACAGGAAAAGAAGTTTGGAGATAGTAGCCGAAATGCTGGATGATCCAACCGAATCAGCAGTGGTTGAAGGGATTTTTGATGAAACTTTTGACTTCACGTTCGAATGATTAAAGGGCTGGACAAGTTGCAGGCGAGTTTGAACGGACTCGGCAAGCAGTTCTCGGACGTGAATATGCAAAAGGTTCACACGAAAGCGGCGGAACCTCTTATCACCAGGATGCACAGACTTGCGCCGGTAGGATTGACAGGTGAATTAGCTGATTCTATTGCGACGCTAAAAGGCAGGAAGAGCAACAGAGAACAGGGGATAGTAGAATCAGGTCCCGCGCGCGGGGGCAGGTACAAGGGGTATCACGCACATTTAGTTGAGTTCGGGACCAAAGAAAGACGGGTTAAAAAGCGTCATCCAATTTTCGGATTCGATAGGGGCAAGATGCCAAAAGAACCTTTTGTAGAACCAGCATGGGAGCAGACAAAAGGAGAAGTTTTAAACAGGATTGAAAAGATTTACAGCGGGGACGTGTCCAAGTATTTGAATAGAACAGTACCGAAATGATTAGTGGAATAATGACAAGGCTTTTAGCCACTACAGGAGTGACGGATTTAGTGCAAACGAAGATCTACCCGGTAGTAGCTGAACAAGAAACTCAGAGGCCATACGTCACTATTCGAAGAACAGGAGTGTCACCAGCGATAGTAAAGAACGAGACTAGCGGGAAGGATGAAGTGAATTTTAACGTGGCAGCGTATGCTAAGACTTATAAGGAATGCATAGACATCCTTGCGGCTATACGCACTTCACTAGACAACTTCAGAGGGGATAGTAATTCGATAACCTTTTTAAATGTCTGGTATGCGGTAAGTGAAGACTTATTCGACAAAGCAGATGAGACATACATAGTAGTAGACACTTATTCGGCGCGTATTAAAAGATGAGAGCGGGGACGCCTATAATAAGACTACTCAGGAGTTACACACTAGAGACAGGGAAGAAGATGCCAATGGGCTACGTTTTTCCCAGGGGATGGAAGGAAGCAAAACAGATGATTGAAAACAATACCGCGGAACTGTACACGGGTCCTTTTCCGCCTAAGAAAATGAAAACAAACTTTTTTAAATCTAAAGAATAATGGCAACAACAGGAATCGTGGAAGGTAATGCCCTTCTATTATACATAGGTACTGCTCCTATTGTCTGTACTACAGAGGCTTCCTTTGACTTCTCACGGGAGATCGTCGAATCCACCTGTAAAGACAACGACGGGGCAAAGCAGATCACTCTAGGCGGTACTTCGGGCACTTTCTCAGTCTCTGGATTGTGGAAGTTCGACGGAGCCTATCAGATTGAGGACTTGATGACGGCCTTCCTAGCGGGTACGCTATTGACGGCACGATGGACTACAAACGTCACAGGAGACTTTTACCTGGAGGCATCGGTGTACATCACCAATATTTCGGGTAGTTCACCGGTGAATGATAACGTGTCTTTTGACGCGACTTTTGAAATCACAGGATCAATAACTAAAGGCGACGAAACATAGGAATCATGAAAATATACAAAGACGAAAACGGTATGATCATCATAGATGGTGAAGGAGCCACTTTAAAAGGGGACGGTACTGGCGTAGCCATGCACACAGAAGGGATAAAGCCAGGAGAGGTCATGGTGACAAACTTTATTGTTGAAGGGTTTGAGATTGGAATGGAAATAGACATTTTAAACAGTTAGTCATGATCGGAAGAGGTGGAGTATTTAAGGAAACAGTGGACGGAAAAGATGTCTACTTTCATTTTGGTGTTTTATCTGCTGTTCATACGGAAGAAAAAACAGGGTTAGTAATTTCTGATGTTTTTAAAAAGATTACGTCAGCAAAAATTCTTTTGGCCTACTTCTGGGGTGGTGCGGTGGCTTACAATGAAATAAACGGTATTAAGGAAGAAGTCACAGTGGCTAATGTTTCAGTTTGGATGGATTCTATTGGAGCTCTTCGGCTTTATGAGATTTATTCACAGTCAATTCAAAGCCCTGCATCAAAAAACGGGAAAGCTCCGAAGGAAGCGGAGCCGGTAGCGTAGAAGACTTATACATCTTCCTGGTTAAGTCATGTCCAAAAGTCAACACAGAGAACTTTTGGAAGTTGTCATGGTATGAGGTGGGTTTGTATGTAGAAAATGTCATCTATGAATCTGAGCTAAGGTACAACTTTCAAAAGGCAGAATGGGACAGATTCCGAATTAGCTGGGCAGACTTCCGGAATGCGAACAGAGGAAAGAAAGGTAAAATAGTTCGGCCGTATGATTTAATAAGATTTCCAGAAGACGACCGCGTGCCAGAGTACCATGAGATAGACATTGATGCAATTAAACGCCGGTTTGGCTCTAAACTAAAAAAGAAGCGTGGCTAATATCTTAGCAAAATTAGCGGTACTTATCTCAGGTGATGCTTCTGGCCTCAATAAATCAATCACGCAATCAACTAAGCAGCTAGGAGCGTTCGAAAAAGCTTCCGGAGCGGCTGGAAAGGCTTTAGTAGGTGCTTTTGCGGCAGTTTCTTTTGCTCAGCTAGGCAGAGAGATCATAAATATCACCGCTGAGTTCCAAAAGTTCGAAGCTGTCCTAACAAACACACTTGGCTCGAATTCAGAAGCACAAAAAGTACTCGAAAGGATAAAGGATTTCGCTGCTAAGACTCCTTTCTCAGTTCAGGAACTCACTGCCTCATTTGTAAAACTTGCCAATCAGGGATTCGAACCCACTGGGGAGGAGATGCGCAAGCTCGGCGACCTTGCCGCAAGCACAGGGAAGTCATTTGACCAACTCACCGAAGCGGTTATTGACGCGCAAGCAGGAGAGTTTGAACGTTTAAAAGAATTTGGAATCCGGGCTAAGAAGCAAGGCGACCAGGTAACATTCACTTTCAAGGGCGTCGAAACCCAAACCAAGTTCACCTCGGCAGCGATCAATGACTATATTTTAAGTCTCGGAAACCTAGAAGGCGTTTCTGGGTCGATGGCAGCTATATCTGGAACTTTAGGCGGATCTATTTCTAACCTTGGCGACTCTTTCGACAACTTACTTTTAACCGTAGGTAACTTAACCTCTGGGCCTTTAAAGTCTTTTATTGATTTACTGCAGAATTCAGTCAAAGTTTTAGCCGACGACATCGCCGGTAAGACTGGACAAATCACCAGACAGGAAGCGATCAACGAGCTTTATGTAGAAGGGGCAAAAAGTGTCGAAGACATCACTGCGAATATTGAAAAACTTAACAGGCTTAAAAAGACCGAAGATGCCAACCTAGTATCTACAACTGGAAAGCTAGGAGACTATAAAAATCAATTAAATTTAACTGCTGAGGAGTACACTAAACTTGTAAAGGAAACCGGTGAAGCCACGGACTTCTCACAAGCGTACGGTTCAGCAATTGAAGCACTAACAAAAAAGTTAGACGAGCTTAACAAAAAAACATCAACTCAAGCGCTGAGTTTAATACCTGCCCTGAACGCAGAAATTAAACGCTTCGAAGAACTTAAAAACAAATCTTTCTCTACCGATCAGATTGGAAGATTCAATGTAAAACTTCAGGAGTTAAGGGATGAGCTTGCAGTATTAAATGAAATAGGTTCAGAATCTGGATTTTTAAAGAATCTTAACCAAGGTCAAACGCCTACGCTAGACATTCAACAGGAGCCTTTAGCTTTAGCGAATCCATTTGAAACCATGCTGGCCGTTGACACACAGCCAATACTTGACAAGTTCAACGAGATAAGCCAGGCCAGCGCGGAGTTTAACGTAAGCGAAGAGACGCGAGAAAAACAACGACAGGCAACAGTTGATGCTGAGATTGACCGATTAAATAGAGAAAAGATAGCACGTCAGAAAGCGGCAGAAGCCGCGATGGCATACGGCGACGCTATCGGCGACGCTTTAGGAAACGCCATAAGCGGGGAGCAGTCTTTTGCAGACGCTTTGAAATCCATTACTAAGAAAGTTTTGGATATGTTTTTTAAGCAGGCTATGGGAGCCATTATAGCAAGTGCAACAAAATCAGGTGGCCCACCTCCGGTAGCCATAGCATTAGCTGCGGCAGGAATGGCAGCAATATCAGCTATGTTTTCACGTATTGGACACAGTGGTGGTGGTGCTTCTGGTGGATCAAGTGCCGCTAGTAGAGCTACCAATGTTCAGAGACTTCCACAAGTGCAAGGCAATCAAATTGATTTCAACGCAAGGTTTGAGATAGAAGGAACAAAGTTAGTGGCAGTCACTAACAACACGAATAACAGATCACAACGTACAGGGTAATGGCAATATTTGACGTTTTAGTGTGGAGAATAGATACTACCTACGACCAACCTTCTGGTAAGTGGGGTAGCAATCTAGGGCCTGTTAATTTAACAGCAGGGAACTATCTGCATGTACGTCTTGACGATGCCAGCGGAACGCTATCAGTTGACTACCGAAGCGCTGAGGGAGAAACTGACGGATCCTACATGGGCACCTTAACTGAAGGGCCTAATTTGTTCTTCGGATACAATGGCGCTGCCACGTTGATGACTGGAGCTCCTTACTATCAGTACTGCGACGGCACAGCGTTAAGAAAAGTAGGTTCTGGGAATCTTTACCCTTATGGGAATCTCTCTTACGAGCCAGGGGCGGCGGAATGCGTCATTGCCCCAGTGTGTGATCTGAGTTTTTCACCCTTCTACGGTTACGATCACGCCACAAGTCCGACAGCCAATGACGGGACTATTTCAGTATTTGCCTCCTCTTCGAACGGGGTCATAAAGTACGCTTTAAACGATCCTACGTTCGACTACACTTCCGAAGGGCAGACTTCACCGTCATTCACAGGACTTTCACCTAACGTGTACACGGTATACGCCAAAGACCCGATAGGATGCCAGGACACTATCACAATTGAGATAGGTGTAACTGAAAACTACGGGATTAAATACAGATTAGAGTTCCAGGATTCTTTGCATGAAAGCTCACGGCTACACCGTATCGATATTTTAGAACGCGCCTACGAGGGTGAAATTCTTGATATGTGTGGCGGTGGTGATCCGGTACATGACAAGTGGAATGGCGACGCTAATAATCCAAGCAAAACTATTATCCCTTCGGAGTTCAATCTTCAGATTTTAAAAGAAGTCTTTGGAACCTACACTGAGCTGTTCACCGACGACGAAAGGAAGTTTAAAATCATTCATTATGTATCGAGTGCAATTTATTGGACCGGATATGTACTACCCGAACTCAACAACGAGCCATGGGTATTCGAGCCTTATTACTTAACTATTAGCGGAACCGATGGATTAGGAGACTTAAAGAATAAGCCGTTCGTAGATGAAAACGACAACAAGTTCAAAGGCGATCAAAAGGCTATTAAACTTATCGCGGCGATACTTAAAAAGTGTGATCTGGATTTAAACATCCGTTGTGGGCTGAATATTTTCTCAGTGGAAATGACCGACGCGGCCACTGACGATCCTTTGGACCAGGCCTACATCGACACCAGGATATTTTTGTCTTCTACAGGAACTCCGGAAGATTGCGAAAGCGCACTAGACAAGATTCTAGCCCCTTTCAGGGCACAACTTTGTCAATCACAAGGCTACTGGTGGATTCGGAGACTGTCTGACGCGGTAGGAACTTATGCTTACAGGGAGTTTGATGTTGACGGCGAGTTTGTGACTAACTCTACGTTTGCACCTACGCAAAATTTAGACTTCCCTTCAGTCACCAATCGGGCGGCATGGGCCAATAAGACTGCATTTCTTAGTCACCTGAGAAACTACGGCTATTTTAACATCCTCCATAACTTAGGAAAGGACAACAATTTAATAGACGAGGGAAGGTTTGAGTTCGACGACATCGAAGAGGTGAGTTCGGGAAATCAGTTTTTCAAGAACTGGAATTTTTTCATGGGGCAACCTGGGGTAAAGTTCGGATTTGAAAACGTACTTAACGGAGAATCGAAGGGCGCGTTCTTTGCAGACTTCGAAACTGCGACAGGACCACAGACAGATAGTAAATTATACTCTATTCAAGTACCTTTCAGCTCAGGGCAGGGACTGGTAAAACTGAAATTTCAGTACTTCATAGAATCCCGCTTTGCCGGACTGGCCTATATCCGGCTAGGGTGGTCAGTTAAAGTTACTAACGGAGTAGATAGCGATTGGATGAAAAGCGAATTTCCTCCCGAATTCTCTAGGGGGAACAACACGGATGAGATCATAAACGAAATCTATGTAACAAGTTTTTCCACGTGGAACACTTTTGAACTCACCGCTTCGAGATTGGCAGTGTCGGAACCGGCTACCATAGAAGTGACTTTTTACATGCATAACCACTATGGCAGAGACTTTCCTGACATCGTGAACTTAAAGGCTTTTTCAATCTCAGATCTAGACGATCCTTTGCGAATCGGTAAAAGAGTCTTGGTCGGCGAAGGTGGACTAATGTATGTGTATACTTCGGCGGCTGACGCTACAACTCCAGAAAGTCTGCCTGACGTAGTTTTACCGGATGACTACGCAAATGACTACTTGTGGAATTTGGATAAGATTATAAACATCCCTCCTAACGTAGGCCTAGTAAAGAAGTTCTTAATTGATAACGTGTCATTGTCTTACTACCCGAACGCGGTAGTAAACGGAAAGAACGCTTTTATCGATCCTCCGGAGACGTTTTCCTACAGTGAAGAAGTTTCAACTTTTGTAAAGTCTGATCTTGAAGTACCTGTCTTTTTGGGGGACATGCCAAGATTCAACGACGAGTACGAAGACAACGAAAGATACATCTACAAGGGATATTTCAGGACTTTCGACGGGTCGCCTACTACGGAATGGGCTAGGTCTGGAGTGGTAGAAAGCAAACCACTTTTAACGATAACTAAAGAGGACTACCGTGATCAGTTCACCGAACCGAAACCTAAACTATCGGGGACTTTTATATCTGACATCGTTTGGCACTATGTGAACGCAACACAGGAAAACTTTGAAGGATCGAGATACCAGTTTATGACTTTTGATTTCGATGCTAAAAAGGCTCAGTATACTATTGACATGGTGGCTACGGCGACAGGTGAAGGCGGGGAACCTCCGGTGCTGACGGGCGCTTATTCTTCCGCGTACTCTCATGCTTTTGACCACGACCATATTTTGGAAAGCACCCCTGGGGACGGAATATTCGATACAACATTTGATGACTCTTTTAACTAATGGCACAGAAGGATAAAAATACTTTTGAAGGAACATTCAATAGCCCGACAACAGGACTGTTTAAGGATAACGTCACCCATGATATAGGCGCTGATGATTCGCGAGCTTTAGTCACTGATGTTAAAGACTCGTTTGTAAACTGGCTAGACGACGTTGTGGATGAAGACGACATGGTGTCGGACAGCCCGGTAAAAGTCCCTACTCAACAGAGTGTAAAAAAATACGTAGACGACAACATTGGAAGCGGGGGAACCTCTATTCCTTACGGTATAACTTCAGGGACGAACACTTACACGATCTCGGCAGCGCCAACGGTTACCTCCTACAGTGACGGTGATTTGTTCTTAATCGAAATCGCCACTACCAGTACGGCAGCAAGCACGTTGGATTTTGACAGCGTCGGTGCTTTAAAAGCTTATGCCACACCCGAGCATCAGATGGGTGACGGTGAACTGACGGCGGGAAGATATTATTTATTCGCTTATGATCTGTCCTTAGACGGCGGGGTAGGTGGATTCGTGCTAGCTAATGAGTCTGTTTACGGCAGGGCTTTCGTGTCCACACAGAACTACGATGCTTCAGGAGGCGCGGTTCCTTCAGCTATTGGCTCAGGAGTTGGCGGATCGATAAAACACGGTGACGGCTTCAGGGTGTCGGTAGCTGGAACGGTTGGGGGTGTAGTTTTAGCTGCTGGTGATTTCGTTATTTCGAGGTCAGATGCACCGACGTTAATTACGGATTACGTCGTTTTAGCCGGGCTCGTTCCGACAGATGCTAAGTTGGCACTTAAAGCGAATTTACTTTCACCCACTTTTACGGGAGTTCCTGCGGGGCCCACGGCGGCACCTGGAGACAACTCAACGCAATTGGCTACGACGGCTTACGTAG